TGACTTGCTCAACGTCTCCTTCTCCCACTTGTTGCAATTCCACTTCGGAGTCTTTCCCTCCTTCTGTGCTTGTTGGAGCATCTGGTAGCACTTGCTCCTCTGTGCTTGGCTTTGAAATGGCATCTTCGTCTGTTTTAGTTTTTAAATCTGATTTATTTAAGTCAGTGTATTTCAACTTAGTGTCTACATCCATCTGATTAAAGTTGTCTATAGCTCTTTGAGTTATAGCCCCATCGGTTATTGTAATATCTGTCTCTCCTGCATCTATCGCTTCTTGGTTAAGCTCTCTTCCAGCCTCTTCTTTAAGTTTTAATTTACCTTTAGAATTAACATAATCAAACTGAGTTCTAATTGTTATTTCATTTCTTAATTCGTTTATTTTTTCGTCTATAGCAGGATGAAAGGCTTTGTCTCTTTTCTTTTTTAACGCTTCTTGTTTCTTTATTTCGTTAACATAACGCATAACAGCTAAAGATGTTTCAGGTGTTAGGTTTGTTGGAATGCTGTTAATGGTGTTTACATACACATCTATATCCCCTAATAGATTTTTAACCTGCTCTTCAGTGTAAGCGCCATTAGTTACCATTGAGTTTAGAAACTGTTCTGTTTTATCTACATTCTCTGAAAGTTTATGAAGAGCCTCTAACCTATCAATAGCTGCCGCTCCTGGATTAAAATTAGCTTTAAGACTAGTTTTAGTAGTTGCGCTTAAATCCCCTCCAAATGGCATTAAAAGACCTGCTAAACCTGCTAATATTGTTGTGTTTGTATATTCAGCGCCTGTTATAGTGTTAGCCATTATTTCTTTTTTGGCAATTTCATTTACATTATTACCAATAACAAAAGCTTGTCCACCTTGCTGTACATTTTCCTGAAACACTTCTTTTCCGCTTTCTCTTAAGTATACAGGGTAGTTGCTAGTTACTGTTTGCTGTAGTCTTTTAAAATACTCTATCAATCCCTTTTTACCTCCATTTTGATATGTAGAAACAACAGCTTGTGATATTTTGTTTGTTGATCCTCCAAATATTTTATTCATGGCAACAGCCTGTGTTGAAATAGGGGCAGTAATTGACCCTAAAGCAAAACCTTGTTGAGCGGCTAGTGTTTGTAGTTCTCTAGCAGTGGCCTCATCTATTCCGTTTTCAATTGCATTCTTATATGTGCTACTCCCTAAGTTTGTAGAAAATAATGTTCCTTGAGCAATCATAGCAGATGCCGTAGTTGCTTTCATTGGAATTTTTTCCAAAACTTTAACAACGTTTTTTCCTCTTTGGAATAAAACAGCCCCTCCTTTTACTCCTTGACCAAACATTCCAACACCTCTAGTTAATGCTATCTGTAACATCATGTCAGAAACTATACCTGTGGTCGCAATTGCGATTCCTGCACCACTAGTGCTTTTAAATGTCTCGTTGCTTTTACTTACTTCTTTTCTTATTTCTTGAGACATTGCATCTGTTAAAACGTTTGTTACGTTTTTCTTAATGTCTAAATCATATATCTGACCTCTCTCATCTATTCCGTATTCCCTTCCATCAAAATAAGCTTTCTTTCCAGAAGCATATGCATATCTCATAAAATCATCGCGAGACAACTCATTTTCAGCCTGCTGCATTCTTACTTGGTCAGCAATATTATTAGCTCCAATACCTTCATAAGTACCTTCAGAAAAACTGTTTATCCTATCCTCAACAGACCTCCATCCCTGCTTAACAGATTGTGTAAACACTGGATTTCCCCCATCTAAATATTTTTGGTAGTTTTCTTGGTTTTTAACATCTTGTTGTTTTAGTTTTGCCGTTAACGTAGGAAATTGTTTTTCTATGTATTGTGTTACGGCTTTATCATCAAGACCTGTGCTTATATCTAATTCAACACCATCTAAAACAGGATGTCTACCCTCGTTCTCTAATTGATAATTTACTATTTGAAGCTCTGTTCTTTTCTCTACCCTGTCATTAATAAAGTTAGTTAGATATTGAGCTTTTAATCTTTCTGCTGCTAATGTTGGATTGTATGAGGAGTACATGCTATAAGATTCTCCAGTCTCATCTATAGTTTCTTCTTCAATCATATTTTTATATGCTTGAAAATAGCCCTGCTCTTTTAGATAACCATCAAACTCTTTAACATCAAATTTTTCTCCATCCTTTCCAAGTTTTTGCAACTTTTGAGTATCATACATTTCATGTATATCGCTCTTTTCAAAACCAGTTGGAACATATTCTTCCTCCGCTAAATCAAATTCTTCCTCTGTTGGCGCTCCCTCTCTATTAAATACATTGTTTAATTGCTCTTCAGTAGCTTCACCTTCCCCACCAGGTATTGCATCAAGAAGTTTTCTAGTTTCAGTATTCCAACTTTTTACTTTATCTTCAGCTTCTTTTTTTCTATCGTTAAGTATTCCCGATTCTCTGTCTTCAGGAGAATATTCAATAGAAATATCAGAATCATTTGCATACCCATATTTAGAATTTAACTTCTTATCTTTTATTTGTTCTCTATATTCCTGTGGACTTTTTATGGCTAAATCAGACAAAGAAGATATAGCTTCTAAATCTCCTTTTAATGCATTAGTTATTAAGTTTTTGTCTATAAGACCAAATTCAAGAGCTTTTTTAATGTTAAAATCGTTTAGTATTTTTTCTCTTAAAACCTCATCTATCTCTAATAAAGAATTTTGATCTTTTGCTTCAGAACCTTGCATAGATCTGTACAAAGATGGAGTTTTACTTAATTGCTCTTCTCTTTTTCTTTCTGCTTCTACTGCCTGATTTCTTTTTTCTATTAAATCATTTAGTAATGAGCTGGTATATGTTGACTCTGTTAAGACACCATCTGTTTCTGTTAGTTCTATTGTGGAGCCTACAGGTTGTTCTATTACTTCTACAGGTTGTTCTATTACTTCTACAGGTTGCTCAACGTTTTCCTGCGAAGAATCCAAAGAGCCAGGTTCTGTTGGAGTCTCTGTAATAGATTCCGTAACTTCCTCTTGACCACTTGAAGGAGTATCGACTTGATTTTTTTTTTCACCGAAACCGTACTGAGATTTAAATTCTTCAAACGATTTTGTATAACCACCTTCAGAACTTAATCCTTCATATAGTTTTTGAGATTTTTCAGCATCTCCATATTGTTCTACAAATTCTTCAAAGGATTTCGTGTAATCACCTGCTTCAACTAGTTTATTATATAGCTCTTCCATTAATTTTTATTTTAATCGTATTTACCTACTTTAGTTGATTCTCCTAGTGGTTTTTGACGTAATGCTCTATCTAAATTCTCTAATAACCAAGCATGATTGTCAGCTTCATATCCCTTGCTTGTATAGCTTTGCCCATTAACAGTAATTGTTATTTCATCCTGTGACGGGAAAGTCCCAGGATTAGATGTTACTTTTATATCAGGTATGTTGTCGTATTTAGACCTTGCTACATCTACAATCTCTTGAGCCGAAGCAGCCATTTTAGCTTCAGTACCTTTTACTAAGTAGTCTGTTGCTTTCTGAGGTTTTGTTACACCTCCTATTTTGCTTATACCTCCTACTGAAAGATTACCTAAACCGCTGTATTCCCCCTTTGGTTTGCTAAAGTCTTTAAATTTAATAATACCCTTGTTTATTAAATTGTCTTTTGACCTTGATTCCACAGCATATTGGTCAGCAGAATATCCAAGCTCTGATGCAAATAACTTACCTGCATCTAAAGCTGTACCTGCGCCTATAGGTATAGGAGCCGTAGGTGTTCCATCAACTTTCATAAACACTACCTGGTCTCTTAAGTTTTTTGTAGGGTCTGAAGAAACAAATCTATAATCTCTTAACTTTGGATTTTGCCTAACTATTGCACTCAAACTATTTTCATTACCATCTACAACAACATCATCAATTAAATTAAAGTAGCTTTTCTCTTTTTTTGATTCAGTTTGGGTTGGTGTATCGGGTCTAAACTGAGAACCACCACTAACTCCTCTTTCTAATGAGTTGTATACAGAAAATTGAGCTATCCTTTCGGCAGCTAACCTATCTTCTTCACTAAGTATAGGAACCATTTGATTGTTATTAGCTGTCTTTAGCTTGATATACTTACTCTTCATGCCTTGTTTTAACTCACCAGTCTCAAGATCAACATAGTCGTATGGTATCTTTTCATCCATGTCAGCACCATTTCTCTTTGCCTCACCCCACATTCTATCATTTAAAACTTGTGATTGGTTTTCTCCATTATCAGATAACACACTAGCCATTTCAGCGACATTAGTAATTAAATTACCTGCTGCATTAGTAATTAAAGACTTAACTTGTTTACCATCTTTACCACGAATATCATCTATAACAACACCTACCATGCCGCCCTGAGATATCATTGTTTGGTATTTTTTACCTAAAAGACTATCTTTTCCAACCAAGTCTCTAGTTCTCTGGTCTAAGTTAACTCTTAATGCAGTTTGGTTACGTCCATTTTTGTAGGCTATTAAGTTAACCCCATCTAGTCCCTTTTGAGGAATAGGATTTCCATTCTTATCAAGAACAAGCTCTCTAGTGCTAGTTTGTTCATTTATTTTTGTTTCATAAAAAGTAATAGTACCATTCCCTTTTGAATCAAATCCAAGCTTGGTAAATTCAGGGTTTCCTATCTGAGTCTGCATATCTTGCAATGCAGCTGCTACTGAACCATATATTGGTTCTACAAGTTTCCCTGTTTTCTCATCAATATATCCTTCAGCTCCTTTTATATATTCTTCTCTTTGTTTGTCGTAATCTTTTACTATGTCTGAAAGAATGTTAAAACTTTGAGTACCATTCTCTCTAAATATAAGATTATCATTAGCCCCTATAACACCTCTTTGAACTAGCTTCATGTTGGTGTAAAGTCTTTCTTTATATTCCTCTAAACCACTTAGTATCTGAGCCTGAGCATTTTTACCAGAAGGTAAGTTCTCATATGCTTGCTTTTCTGCTTCTCTATATTTTGTAGCAGTATCGGTTTCTAGCTTTTCCTTATCTTCTTTTCTTTTTGTTTGCCAATCAGTAAGGTCCTTAATTCCTTTATCAATTGCTGAAAATGTTGACGAAGGGTCACTTACACCTGTAAATCCCTGCGATATTGAAAACTTAGCTGCGTCTAATGCACTACCCATATCTTGTTAATTATATTGTTATATCCCTCTTCCTTGTTGATATTCAAACGTTTTCATAAAATCATCATAAACCTGGTTATTTTTCATACTTGTATAGTCTGTGTTGAAGATATTTTTAGTATCAAGACCTGGAAAGAAATTTTTCATTCCTGATGGATTTAAAAATGGGTTTGAATTTGAATTAAAATCTAATGAAGTGTCTATACTTTTAAAATCATTAACAGGTGTAAATTGATTAAACTGTCCTTCAAGTATCGGAGTTGGAGCAGTTCCAAATGCGTTTGCGTTTCCACCCATATAATCTCGTCTAGCAGCTTTAGATGCATTTGCTACAATTGTTTGAGCATCTCCTAACGACTTTCCACTTGAAACTAATAAATCTATTGCTTCTTGATCTTTTCCTGCTGATATCTCTTTTGATATATCAACACCATAGGTTATGGCTGAATTAGCAGCTTGAATAAAGTTTCCAACAGCATCTCCTTTTAGTTTATCAGATTGAGCCATTAAAGCATCTGACCTAAGACCTGCTGCTGCTGCTTGGTCTCCTTTAAGAGCAGCTATCTCAGCAGCTGACATCTCATTTGCCTTCGCTCTATTTAAATCTATTTCTAGTTTTTCTTTAGAAAATTGATCTGACAAAGCACTCAATCCAGCTTGCTCTATTGCCTTCACTTTTCCTGCTGTAGCCGCAACACCTCTTTGGTCTCCTTCTTGAGCAGCCTGCACGAGTTCAGCACCCTTTACATTAGACATCTCTAAAGCTTTGTCGTATATATCTGTATTGGCTCTAACGCCTTCAAAGAAATCTTGCTCTAAACGAGCTACAGCTTCTTTTTCTAGTTCTGCTTGTTGAACTCTAAGATCACCTGCTGCTGCTGCTGCTGCACTAGCAGCACTACCTGCTTGAACTCCTTTATATACAGCGCCCCCTACTGCCACTGTGGCCATTGCTATTGTTGTAAATGCTGCCATATTATAATTTTTTAATCATTTCTTTTGTGTACTTATCCCCTTCGCTATATCCAATCTCTTTATAAACATTTATTAGTGAATCAGATTTTATTAAGGCATAAGAATATTTGCAACCATTTATGGTCAAAGCCTGTGTTAATGCTGATACCAACTTAACTAAGGCTATATTTCTTTTCTTCCTGTCTTTGTATTTAAAATTAGAAATAACCCAATCACACCAACCCACCTTAGAGTTTGTCAAATAAATGTATCCTGCACATACAGGAATATCTCCATCATAAACAATAAAACCTCCTGCACCATCCTCTGGTAAAAAATCTTTTGCTGGTGGTGTCCATCTCCAATCTCTCCACCAATCAACTAAAATAGAATCGTAATCTTCTTGATTTAATTTTCTTATTTCAAATTTCATTAAAACAAAGATACAAAAAACTAAGGATTACTTTTGAATGCATCTGAATCAACAGTAAAAAGTTCAACGGCACTAGTATTTGAATTACTAAGTTTAAACTGCAAGAAGTAACCCAACGTCCCATAAGACTCAGCAACGCTATTTTTAACATACAATATATAAGACTCAGGAACAGCGCCTGTATATGTGGGTGCTGCCATTGTAATGGTTTTTCTATCTTGACTTATTGTTGTTATTACCCCTATCTCTACAGGTCCAATTATTGAATTTGTATATGCAACATCACCTATACTCATTATTGAATCAATAGCAAAACTAAATGTTATTGATATAGGCCCTGGCCCTGTTCCAGCTGAACTTACAAGTGTACCTATTCCTTGAGCTGACCTTAACGCTAAATTATCAACCCCTTCTAGTCTTCTTATAAAGGCAAAGAAAGCCCCTTCCTTTTCAACAAAATAACTATCTGGCATGTACCCTGCTCCAAGATCAGATACTAATTCACAATTCCAGGCATCATCACTTTCTAGCTCAATGGTCTTGAATACTTTAGTAGTTGTTGGCTGTTCATTGAATACACCTGTTATTGTAGACTCATAATTAACTCCATAATAATTGTTTCTTGTTTCATTGGTATTATGCCTATAAAGATTACCACCCTTAAAAGAATATAAATATTGATTCATTCCCAAAGCAAAATCAGGGAAATAGCTGTAAAATGAAGGCCATCCATTTACAGACTCACTATATGTTAAAGTATAATTTTCTCTCATTGTTTTTTATAGGTTTTGACACTGCGTAGCTCCGCATTCACTAATATTAATTATTATATCGTTTTCTATATCCAATATTTTCCATAAACCTTTATCAGCACCTGTAGTTGCTATGTATGGAGAAACAGCGTAAAAGCCGTTATTCGCTAGTCCACCAACAATCTCATCTCCAATAGTTAAATCTTCATAATCTCTTGCAGGAATTGTTGCAAACTCAGTGTCCATAGCGTAAGCTGAACTAGTACAGTAATTATCACAAACACTAGTTTCATCATCTGTTCTATACAATGACCTAGGACTACAATCAGGACAAGCTAACGAAGGTCCTAAAACACCCTGTAGTTGCTGTCTATATCTTCCTCCAGACTGATAGAATCCATCTGGTGCTAATATTGTTAAATTAACATCATTATAAATTCCAGTCGCAGTGTCAAAGTCGTCTGAATTAATATATTTATTTACTAAGCTCATTATTTTTTAATTTTTAAGGTGCGCAATCACAACACGCATCTACTTTGTTTGTTTGGTTATAACACAATTCAATTGATGTTGCTTCTCTAAAATCCCATACAAGATATAAATAATTAGCATTAAACGTATTGTTATATGTAAAAGAAGCCTCATAATTCAACGGACCACCTGTAATTGGAGTGGCTGTATTTAATAGTGGTAGTAAATTGTTTATAGTTGCTTCAGTGTATTTAACATTTGAAACTAAATATTTAAACTTATCTCTAGCAGGGTCAAACTCAAAACTCTGACCTGCTCCTTGTCTACTTTGCATTGTAACAGTAGAACCCTCTGTCGGTATAGAACCAAATGACTCTTGATTTGTTTGCGATTGAAATAATGAAACTCCGTCATCATCAAGAACAATAGAATTTGTATTGTATGGACTAGAATCTCCCGCCAACTCCCATCTATATCTTGTTGTGGTTGTTTTTGACGCTTCTCCTTCAAAATTAACAACAATTTGAGTAACTGTTAGTTGCTCTCCTTGAGGGCATCCAAATGTCATTTCGTAACTAGCAACTCCTATTGGTGTTATTGTAACCTGCGCTAAAGTAGGATTTGTTTGTGATTTTGTAAAAGAAACACTTCCTGTCGATAGTACGTTGGTGTCTAATACACTAACTCCATTATAAACAACAGATATGTTTACTCCATTTGCAGATGAAATTATGTAATCAATAGATACATCTCCAATTAAAGTTGTGCAGTCTAAGTCAAAAGAAATAGCAGATTCAGAATCATTTTGAATTAAAGTATATCCACAATTTCTTTTTACAGTTTTTTGAGGTATTAATACTTCATTAGAATTTAATACGTACTCATTCATGTATGGATCAAAAGCACCTAATTTTTGAGTGTCAAAAGAATCAATAAATAAATCTCTAAACCAACTCCTCATTCCTACTTGAGAAATAACAGAAAGCTTGTCTGAAATACCACCTTTAGATTCTCCTTTTAAATTTATTACACTACTTCTCTTAGCATCTGTAAAATAAACATCAGGACCATATGAAGAAAAACTCTCAGGGTTATTACTAATACCATACTCTTCAGACCTAGCTATTTGCTTACCTAGAACCTCTGGCACAGAAGTTAATGCTCCACCTCCTGACGCATCAGAAAGTAAGTTCTTTTCAACTAAAACATAAGATACTCTATCTTCTTGGAGTGTAAGTACATCTGTCTGCCTTGCGTGCATTTTTCTAATAGGTCCGTAAGAAGTCTCTAATGTCTTAAAGTTTGCTAAAGCCAAATTAAATTGATTTAACTTATTTAAGTTTGTTTCTTGATTAAAGTTACCGCTATAGGTTATATCAGAGGAACGATGTATTTCTCTGTATTGCTCTTCAGCTACTGAAGTTACTTTTTCTCCTAGTGATAGAGCTGGCTTTACTAAGGCATCTAACACCCTGTCGCTCTCTACACCATTACCAAAAACATAGCAATTAAAAAATGTTAAGTCTATTATAGCTGGTAAACTAGCTGTTTGGTCTTGGTCAGCATCTTCACTTCCTGATAAATGAAACCCATTAACAATATCAAATGTCTGCTCATTTTCGTAATACAACTCGTCATTGGCAGGGATTGGCTCAGTCTCAAATATCATCAAAGTTGAAGCTCTAGTTATTATAGTTTCAATGTCTACAAATGAGTTCTTAATAGTTAAACCAGTACATGGAGGAGTACCAGAACCAAAAGACATATATAGTTCCCCTGTTTCCTCATCTTTTTGAAAAAATACAACACTTTGCCCTGATGAATTAGGGCTTGGATTTGTATTAAGTGGTGGAGGTGCATCAACACCGCTTACAGGATAGGGATATATAGTTTGATCAAAGGAAATTGCATTTGACTCACCTCCAGTGTCTTCGCCATTTGTAAAGTCTATATTATCTCCTACAGCCCAATCGTATAAACTGTCATAGTTATTGCTTGCTGTAAAAGTTTTATTGTACTTGTAAACACGACTTTGACAATTACCACCTCTATTGTTTCTAATTGCATTTAATTTTATCTCAACAATACTTCCAGCAGGAATATCGTAAGGCTCAAACGTAGCAGGATCTGAACCTGGAACTTGAAGGCTAGCAGATACTGATGCTACAGGATAATCTTTTATTATACCAAATGGAAAAAGTTCTGCTCTAGCATCACCAAATTCTGAAATTCTAGAATTTTCTGGCGCACTAGCATTAAATCCTGATGGCCTTAATTTCATATATGTTCCAGCAGGTTGTTGACAACTACTATCTATAGGCAGGCCATCGCTATTCTTTTGACATAAAAAATCTTCTATTTGACTTTCAAAAGCTAAAACTTTTGTGCTAGCACAACTTAACACAGCTCCTGTAGTGTCTCTTTTTACATATAAAATATCATTGTCTTTTACTTTGTCTCTGTTGTCTCCTTCAAGTTTAAACCATATATTTCCTGTTTCTTCCTCTGAAAAAAATATTTGAGAGTAAACAGTTCTGTATTCTCCCTCAGATTCTTTTATAACAAATTTATATTTTGTTGCCCAATAAGGAGGTAAATTATTTAGTTGAACCCTAATGTTGTTTTGATTAATTGAGCTACTGCATGAAACAAATACAGTATTATCTGTGTCTACTAATGCAGTACTGCTACGCCCATACTCATCCATATAAACAATAGCAATCTCATAATCTCTATTACTGTGTAATGATTGTTTAGAAGCGTCTTTAGAATATAACCCCACTCCATCTATAGCTGAAATATACTCATACGCTAATATTGGTGGATTGTAAAAAACAGGATTTTCAGGGTCAGTTAAATCTAGTTTTTGAAATCTTAAAGCAGGTAGAGTAAATCCTATCTCATCGCTACCTAAAGAAGTTGTAATGCCAATCCCTTGATTTGTTTCGGTTATACCGAACTTATCAAAAACCCATTCGCTTTTAGCTACTATTTGACAGTTATAAATGTCAGTTAATGAAGAACCTCTTGTTCCGTCCACTAAAGCAGTATCAAAACAACTTGATTCGCTAGGTGGTACAAAACTTTCTGTTCCTATAGCAATTTCAAATTCTGGGCTACTAGCTAAATCAAAAACGCTTGAGTAATCTCTTTGTAAATTAAACAAAAATGTAAAAACAAATGTATTTTCAGGTTGAGTTCCATCATCATAATCAGAACTTCCATTAAACTGACTTCCTCTGTAATTAAACTCCACACCTATTTGAGCGCCTTCAATTAACTCTAATCCTCCAAAGTCTATTGTTATTTTAGCGTCATCAACAGGTTTAGATATTCCTATATTGTAAATTACAAGAGATTTATCTGCTTCTATTTCTTCTGAGGTTAACGGAGTTGATATAACATTTAAATCATAGTCTATATCTATCTGCTTACCTAAACTATTAGCAACATCATACCCATCAACATAATTTCCGTACATTAATCTATTGCCCATTAATGTTTGTGCCTGTGCGACTCTTGGTACATTGTCAAATAACCTAAGTAATTGCTCTGCGGGTAATGCTGTAAATATTTTTTTATTAGTAAACGTAATATCTTTAGATTCATTATCAGACCAGCCTTCATCTATTTTTTTAAACCTTTCTATTACATTTACGTTTTGACTTGTAGAAAATTTAAAAAGAACATCAACTGCAATTACATTTCTACCGCCTGTTTCAAAAGTTATTTTTACACTATTAAAAGTGTTAAGCATTGCATTATTGTCAAACGTACTATAATCCAATCTAAAAGGGCCAGGGCTAAATGCAGTTTGTGAAAATGGAGATATAGCTGAATACTCTCCGTCTTCATATTGCCATCTATATGCAAAACTTAATAATAATTCTTCCATGTAGTTTTCATCACCGCCCAAATTAAACTGCTCTATAATAGGTGAGTTTAATGGAGGTGCTAATATAACGCCAATGTCTTGTTCTGTAACACTGTCTACCCCAGATACAGGAGATAAATAAGTTCTATCTATATTTATTTTTCTAGGAGGATTTAAATTATCAGTAAAAAACAATAAACCATCAATTAGGTTTATTCCGTTTATCAAGTATTTACTATCAAAATTTAACACTGAAGTAGATATTACATGATAAAAAATTGAACCTAATCTAATATTAAAAGAGACTATTAAATCAACTTTTCCTGTCACGCTTGATTGACCATTAGTTGGGTCGTTAATAAACCAATATATAGTTTCGTTTGCTCCATCTTCATAAGCTCCAATACACTTAGCTTTTTCGCCTAATGGTTGCCCCATAAATTTAACCTGTACTAATAACTCATTTCCCTTTGAGTTTTCTACAGCTCCAATTTCATTTCCTTCACTTGAACCTAGTCGTATATTTAAAGCATCAATGTATTCACCTTGAGGAACTAATCGTTCATCAACGCTTTTATTCATTCGCCCTTTTATGAAATTCTTTTGAATCTTAGCCATATTATTTTATCCACTTGTTTTGACCTCTTAGATTCATTAATAATCTTCCTGGGTGTATATTGCTCAATCTAAGTTTTGCGTTCCTTAGAAGCGCTGATTTCTCTTTTCTAGACCTGTTTATGATGTATTCCTGCACTCCATACTTACTTGATAGTATTACATACTTCATATAGGAGTATACAAACTCTTCAAATAGCTTGTTTACGCTTATCTCAGAGTCGTCTCCATTCTCCATTCCATCAGATACATACTCAAGAACTACCAACTCATCTGCCATGTCTGAGCTAAAGTTAATAACACCTCCTTTTTTGTTTATTTTAAACGTAGGGTTAGCGTTTGCTGTCTCTGTATTTAAACCATATCTAGCTCCAACAGGATATTCAAAATACCATAGGCCATTATAAAAATAACCCTCTTGTCCATTGTATGGGCTTTGTTGGTTTAGGTATATAGTTTTATTGCTACCTGTTATTCTATTAATGTCTAATGTAGAGTTTTCAGGTTTTAAAACATTACCATCTTGGTCAAATAAAATTCTGCAATTATTATCTTGCAAGTATGCGTCACTCCAATTAGTTTGAATATTTTCAGTCAATGGAAACAATGTTCCATCTCTATACATTGATATTCTAACCCAATTAACATAGTCTTTTGGCAATACAAATCTTAATGTATCACAAACTTGTAATTCAAGTATCTTAATTTCTTTTAAAGAATCATAGTTTAATTCCTGTATAGCTCTCTTTGCATGGAACACAATGTTATACCTCTCAACATTATTAATTAGTTTGTCGTTTCCAACATACATAACCATAAAGTTATTTACTATATCATTTAAAGATATGTATTGATACGAACCCCAATTAGCATCTTCAGGATTTAATCCTCCGTTTTCATAGTACTGATAATCTGTTATATATGCCATGTCTTATCCTTGTTGTTTATCGTCCATTTGTTCTTCCGCTTGACCAAATTGAGTTAGTGCTATTTCTCGTATTGACATACCTGCGTATTGCAATATTTTGTTTATAAGATTAACTTGATCTGATAAAGGTAGCTCAAAGTCTTGATAATCAGATGCTGACTCATCAAACAAAGGTTCTCCTGCATTTAATGTAGCATACGTCCAATTAGGGTCTTTAGGATATCTAATATACTGAGAAACAACTGTTCCTGCCGTAACAATAGATTCAGGATAAACTGTAATTGTATTGCCTGTATTAATATTATTTGCTCCTCCTAAAACATACGCAGGAAATGAAAGACCTGGAGTAGTTAGTGGTGAAGAGTTTAAATAAAATATTTTATTCTGAGAAACTCTTTCTATTTCTGTTACTCCTTTTGTACTTAAAATTGCATAAGATGTGTCTCCAAAACTTCCTGTAAAAAAATTATTAGTAGATATTGTTAATTGAGTATTACTGTCTACACTAACAACAAATGCGCTTCCTCCTGAATATAAACCTCCTCCTGTAGTGTTTACTATTAACTGCCCTGGAGCTACCTGACCACCATTAATAAAGTTTGCTGCTGAATCTATTAATGTATTCCCTATTGAACCAAAAGTTAAAGTACCCGTAGCTGTAAGATTTGGATAGTAATTAATTTTATCTATTAAATAATAATCATCAGGTAAATCAAATAAGTTTATACCAGTGTTAATTAATCCTTTAGTAGAAGAAAAACTATCTATTACCTCTACTAATCCTTTTATAATATTAGCATAATCACTTCCAGATACTCTTGCATTTTGCTTTACAATCCAACTGTTATACTGATAAAAATAATCTTCAAATATATCTAATTGAGCTTGCTTTGCATATAGGTTAAAATCATTAGGAGTTATATACCCATAATTATTTTTGTTTGCAATTGAAAGAACAGTAGCTCTTACTGTATTTATTATTGATGCCATTTATAAACTTATTTCTCACAAAGATACAAAAAAAAGAGGCTTCATATTTTGAAGCCTCTTTTGTATAGTTATTATTTCATTTTAGAATCTAATATTTTTAAAACTTCTAACCCTTCATCACTCTGTAAAAATGATGCTAGTATAAATAATGGGTC